ATTACTAGGTAAAATATCCAAAGATGGTACTATTCTAAAGTAAGCTCTTACACCACCAGTATCAGAATCCACAGTTAACCCAAGGAGAGTTACATCCTCTCCATACACTGTAGAGATAACTAAGCACCCATTACTAGGCCATGATGAAAGCCCGGGTGTTGGAAATGCAGTTCTATTTAGAGCAGAAGCTAACTTTCCTAATATATAATCCATTGTAATTATAGCTGGATCAAGAGACAAAAATTCTGTAGTCTCAGCACCAGATCTTGTATAAGATGTAAAATAAGCATCATATGTACCAGAAGTAGAATCATGTGGCAGAACTTGTATTCTAACTGAATCTACACCTTGGTATGCTGTTGATTCCTCATAAAAACTCATTCTTATGAACACATCCATATCAAGATCAATTCTATCAAATATCACAATACCACTATTAACTATTTTTGTTGTGTCAACATAAGTCTCATATGAAACTCCACCAATCATTACACCAACATCATTCTCATCTAGTTTATAGAGTACTAATTCAGAACTAAAGTCTATATCTTCAGTCAAATAGAGCTCATCAGTAACAACATTTGAAAAACCAGTATATGGATCCATGCTTCCATAATCTGTATACAGTAGTACAGAAAGAATTGGATGAGGCCCATCAACTACTTCCCAGATTGCTCCAATAACAACATATTCATAGCCATCTAGTTTCATAGTCCTCATATCAGTTTGATAAATAGTTACTTTAGAATTATAGTCAGTAATAGAACCACTGTGCCTCGCCAACAGCTCTCTTTTTAGATTACCCCCGAATACCCAAGGAGGCCTCCTGACTTGCCCATATTTAGTTGGTATAAAATCCAGAGCATCACTCAAGGCATTCATAGGTTTATAAAGGTCTGGCCTATCATCTACATTGCCATTCAAAGGTATCATACCAGTATCAAATATAGGCATCAGTAACCCCTCCAGAGTAAGTCTTGTAACTCAGGATTCTCAAGCATATTATAGTCTCCAACATCACTATCTTGTTTCTTGAACCTGACATATGCTTCAGCCTCTTGAGCCTGTAGTGCCCTATAGAGCATCTCAGATCCCTGTAGATCCATCTGGAACTCTTTAGATGCTTTAGCAACTATGTATTCTTGAGCTTCATAAGGCATATCTTCAAAGTCTAGCTCAAGTATAATCTCAACTTTAATATCCCTGTTTATAGCATAAGTATTATTTTCGAAATCATAGAGTCTGTTGCCCTTTTTATGGATGTTTTTATCAGTAGGATCTATGGTATCAACCCTAAGTGTATTATTAGGTAAATAAATGTATCCATCAATATCTTGCTTTAAAGTCCTCGTGAATGTATTAAAGTACCATCCTTGACTTTGGAAATACGAAACTTCATCATCGAGTCTAGTAAGTGCCCTTGAGCCTTCTAAAGATAAATCACTTGATACTAAAGAATCCTCAGGTGGAGCCCCTAGTAAATCAAGCATTCTATTTACTGCATTGAGTTTTGTCATAATTAACCTCCTTTGTTTTTAATAAATAGCCTAGGTAACCCCAGGATCACTGAGGCCACACTAGGCTAGAATTCATGTTGTTATCATTGTTTTTGTGCTAGAGTTAATGTATCAAGTTTTAACTCAAGACATGCCTCTGGTCTCAAATAACCATGACCAACGATATATGTTGCATACATTAGGTACGAAATGTTCTCGGTATGGAAATCTTCAGAGAAGAAGATACCTTGAAGTTCTACAGTACCTAAGGATTCATTGGTAAATGCTATAGCAACAGTCTGCGAAGCATCTACACCATGAGGATCAAGATCTCCTTCGTTATCAAGAGCACCCGCAGTATTATCAGATGGTAACAAGTTGTTCTCAATTATATTAAAACCTGCAATCTTAAGTATATTACCTTCAGCAATACTACCTCTACCACCATACCATTGATTGATCAAGTCAAGGTTTTGGAAGAGAACATAGTATTCATCTGGTCTCAACATTAAGTATCTGCCATTTTTTGGTATATTCTTTTTATCAAACTCAGCAGCTGCTGCAAAGATACCTGCAGCTAATTCTTTAGCCTGATCTACACCATTAGCAGAACCTACTGTTGCTTCAACAATAAATGCATCATCAACAATCTGAGATCCACCTACAACACCATCAACATTTGTTCCTAGGTCTCCCCAAGTAGCAGGAGCTCTAGCACCTTTAATAACCTCTCTCATAAGGTCAATATCATACTGAGTTGCTAGTGCATATGCCATAGAACTTGCATATTTAGATCTTTGGTTTGTGTGATCCATCAAAATGTCAATTTGAGGGATCCATTTTGGTACAACAAGTCTCTTATCAAGGTAAATTGTTCTTTTATCTCTAGTACCTGTTTGGCCTGCTAAAGTAGTACCTGGGCTATGCCTTATAGCATGCATGTCACCTAGTATAGGGAACTCATAGCCTTTACCATTTTGGATTGTTACTTTCTCAGTAAATTGATCCATAATAGTTTGAGCTTTAAATGAGGTCTCTACTTCTGTTGCAAATTTAACCTTAAATAATTCTAAGGCAGTAGCATCCAGACCTGTAGGTGACCCTTGTCTATCGAATACATAAGCCATTCTTTTTCACTCCTTTCATATCTTAGTTTAGCTCCAACAATATCCATTACTTGTTCTCACTGTCTTTAGTACCTTGTTGAGGTATCCCAAGTTAACTATATCCGCAGACATAGGAACTTAGGGCTCCCCAAGTTTCTAAAGAAACCTGGAGAAACTATGAGGATACTTGGAGAATATTAATATTTTACGTAGCCACTTCTTATAGCTTTCTCCCAGACTTTCTTTTCTTCCTTTGGATCTTTTGATTTCATATAGCCAGCAACAGCTTTCTCAAATTCATCTCTGGATTTATAGACATCAGTTTCTCCAGATGCCATTGATCCTGAGATTAACTCTGGTGATGCTGACTCTTTCATAGCCTTGGCACCTTTGATAATTAATTCAGCTAACTTTGGTGCCTTCTGGCCTAAATCTACGATTCCTACTTCAAATGTCTGAAGTAACTCCTGATCTCCACTTTCAGAGATCCATTTAGCAAGATCTTTATACTCTTGTTCACCACCAGCTACTTCAAATACTTTGTTTATATAAGCATCTTTTTGAGCTTTGATACCAGCTATGGCTGCTTCAGCTGTCTCTGGGTCAACACCTTTTTTCTTAAGTGTTTCTCTAGATTTATCTGAAAGTTTACCATCTTGTAAGAACTCATCATAATAAATCTCAAGATCTTTTTGGCCAAAGAGTTCTTGAGCCTTTTCTTCAGCTTCACTCTTGGGTTCTTTGGAGTCAACATTAGACTTCAATTGCTCCATACCCTTAGCTTTTTCTATAGCCTTATAAGCCTCTTCTTTAGAATCAAAAGTCTCTAAGAGATTCTTAAGTCCTTTATCTAGTTCTTCTTCGGATTTATATTTACCTGCTAGTAACTTCTGAGTTTCATCAGTAGTCTCTTGAGTCTCTTTAGTTGGCTCAGGGTTACCTTGGGTCTGTTGCTCTGTAGATTCTTGAGTGTTACCATTGGTTCCTGTTGGTGTAGCTACTTCAGAATCACCACCAACAACTTGCCCATCTTTGACTGCTATGGAACCTGGCATTGGTTGAAAATTATCCATTATATCCCTCCTTAGTCACATCAGTGCCTGATGATCTTTAGTGTAATTTTGTCATTTATTTTCTTCACTGTAGTACCATCTTTTTGTGCCATTTCTTCTATAATCTCTTTTTCTTTAGGTGATTCACTTGCAGTAACAACTTTCTCTTCAACACCTTTAGTTAACGTTTGTTTCTTAGTTTCTGTAGTTTTCTTAGCTGCCATTTGCATTACCTCCTTGTTGGTTTCCTTTAGGAGCTACTGCAGCTCCCGTCTTTAGCATTTCCATCATCATCTGTTGCTCTTGAGCCTGTTGTTGCTCTTGAGCTAACTGTTGTTTAGTCTTTAGTACACCTTTGTCAATACCTAATGATACCGAAATTCTCGTTAGTAACTCAGAGATATTAACGTAATTAAATAACTCAGGATTTGCCTGAACAAGATTTAAGAATGTTGCTAATCTCTGGTAATCTTGGCCTCTTCCTAGACCTTCAAATCCAGTAACAATCTTAATATCAAGGTTCTTTAATCCTGTCTTAAGTAACTTATCGATCTTCCCTTGTTCAATTAAATCATAAAGAATATAACTTACTAATGGTTTCTGGAAGTCCTCTGCTAGCAACGTATAGACTCCACCTAAGGAAGTCTCAAGTTGCTGTGTCATTGTACGGATTTCTTCTGCAGTAACTCTTTCGGCATCCCTAGTGACTGATTCCATGAGTAAGAAATCTCTTGATAATGATGATTCAAGTTGTTGTTTGAACGTGAGTACCCATTGGTAATCTGCATATTTATTCATTTGTACTACATTAACAGCATCTGCTCTACCACTGATAATATCACCATTAAAAGCATTCTTGATATCCTTAGGTGATATAATAGAACTAGGGTCAACTGTCCAGATTACTCTGGTTGCCTGAATAGCCCCAACTCGTAAAGCTTTACTAATAATCTCAAGTGTATGTAAGTCACCATAGTATTGCTCCACAAAGCCTCTACCATAGTGTTCTCCAGATATATTAGACCATCGTAACACAAGATATGGAAAGTTTTCCTCAGAAAATTCTTTAGGACTCAATTGGTGCCCATCTATCTCTTGAGTTACCTCCCATCCCTTTGTAGTTCTAACAGCTCTTGTGTAAAGATTCAAGTCTTCTGTAGAATCTTCATAGTCTGCTCTGGATTTATCTTTTGTATTATATCTAACTAAGGCTGCTCTAATATCTTCAGTTAAATTCTCATAGGCTATACCTTCCCTTGTGATTATCTCAAGTAATGAACCTTCCATATCCCTCTGTACAACAAATTTATCAAGCCTATAGGTCTTAGGGCCATTCTTAGTGTGTTGCATAAGAGCATTACCAGTTATTATAACGTCCCTCAGGGCCTGGTAAGCTGCATTTCTATAACTTTGGTTATCTATGGATTGCATTATTGTGCTTTCAACAACTGATATATCCTGAGCTACCTCTCCTTCTGAGAACTCTCCAGCTGCCACAGCAGCATCAGATACCTCAAGTTTAAAGAAGTTTGATGTTGGTAATAAACTCCTGATCATTTGGTTCGTCAGATTGTTGACACCTCTGGCACCTAAAGATTGATATGGTGTTTCCAAGGTACTATATTCATTGTGGCCTTCTTCAGGGAGAACACTTGGTATTGTGAGTTTTGCATTAGCTCTACCCCTCCGTAAAACCGAGGATCTTTGGGCATCTAAGGTTATAAACCGAGCCTCAATGTCATTAACTTTTGTTTTCATTTGAACCCTCCCTTCAACATAAGAAAACCCAGGCTATTAACCTGGGTCATACCTGTGGTAATTGGCTGATATTATACGTTTAAATCCCGTCAGCCACACGGAGATTAGACATTTGACTATAGGTGCTGAGACCTGTAGCTCTGATATTCAAAAATTCCCACTTGTGTTACTTTGGTAGGGAACCACCGATTTGAATGTTGGGCCCAGGCTCACATTTGTCCTAGGCAGGAAACAAAAAACCACATCAATCTAGAAACCTAGAGTATCTCATGGTAGCATTTGGATTATACATGAAACTCTCGGCTCCTAATCTTGAATACATATAGTTATCAAAAGGTGATGCTGGAGGTGCCATGAGTTCCTCTTCAGCTTTTTGGGCCTCTTCATCACTTTGGTAAAATAAGTCTTCATTATGTTTAGTCATAGAACCAAACCAGTTACCAT